TTGAGAACCATCGGCACATAGATGGCCTGCCACTGGCCGCGTTGGTTGGCACCGTCGCGGGGCAGCTCCTCATAGGTGGGAGCCAGGGCATAGCCGATCTCCAGCGCGTCCATGTCCAGCCCGAGCATGTGGCAGGTGCTGTCGATGAGGTGGCTGGTGATGAGGTCGATGGGGCCGAAGTCGCTGTTGTAGCGCGTCACCATGCTGGCAATCTCGCCTTCGGTCTGGTTCCAGCGACGCAGCGGGAAGTTGCTGCTGGTGGAGCCGTTTGTGTCGGTGAAGGTGAAGCTGGCAAACTGGCTGCGCATCGCCGGACGGCAGACGCCCAGGAAGCTGGTGCTGTCGATCTTGCGGGTTTCCGCCACGCTCTGAAGAGCGCCACGAATGTCCGCCTCGGTGACATCGCTGGCATTCGCCTTGTTGTTGATGATGCTGCCGGTGGGCGTGCGGTAGGCGGCGGCGGGCGTGGTGTCGGCATCGGTGAAGTTGCCGTTGCCATTCGCCAGGCAGCGCGGGATGCCACGGGTGACAGACGCGGTGGTGTCCGCCACCGGAGCGACGGATTCCTGATCCTTCAGCGTGACGGCCTCGATGTCGCGGTGGATCTCCACGCCCTTGTCGGTGCGGTTGTCGGCGAACACGGTGGCGGCGCTGACGCCATACTGTTTCGCCATGAGATTGGCCTCGTCGGAAACCATCACAAAGCGGCGGGACTTGATGAAGCGGGACTTGAGCAAGCCCTTGTTGCTCAGGTTGTCTTCCGCGTTCGCGGAGGTCGGGGCGGCTCCTTCAATGGTGCCGGTGGTGACGGGCGTGGCGTAGGTCTTCACCACCCACTCCGGTGTGGAGGAAAGCGGCTTGGGAGCCTTGCGCATGCGGGAAGTCACCGGGCATTGCGTGCCGATGAGAATGACGGGGTTTTTCTTCACGTCACGTTCGCGGAACGTGGTTGTGCTGAAATCGGTATCGAGAATTTTGGACATAACAGAAATGAGTTAGGGATGGATGAAAAGCGTCACGCCACTCGGCGGGACATGAGACCGGAATCCGCCATTTCATCGAAGGAAAGGCGTCCTCCTTGTTTGAGCTTGGCCGCCGCTTTCTCCGCGTCACCGAGCACACCGCCACGGAGGGGCAGGGAGCTGACGGTTTTGGGCGCGGGCAGATCGGCCTTGGAAACCTTCTTCACTTCCTTGAGCGGAGCTTTCGCCGCTGGCGATTCCTTGGCCGGGGCTTTCGCCGCTGCCTCACGGATCTGCCGGCCACGGAGGGCGTCGGCGATCCATTGGTCAAAATCACTGCGGGTGCGCGGATCGGACTGGTAAAGCTCGGTCAGCGTTCTGTGATCCTCGTGCCTCGGATCGAACAGCGTCCGACGCTGCTGCTTGACCTCGGCCCGGATGGTCTGGCGCTGCTTCAGCACCTCGCGCTGCTTGCCCTGGTTCTCCAGCACATAAAGCGCGTAACGCTGATTCGCCTCCAGTTGCTCCTCGGCGGTCTGGTCGGCAGTGTCGCGGTAATGGCTCGCTGCATCAGGGGTGTTTTTCACCCACTTCAGGAACTCCACGCACTTTTCGACTTCGCCGCTGAGAGCCTGCTCGTCGGCGAGATGAGCCAAGGGGCCAGCCGGAGCGGCGGCGACCTTCTCCGCAGTCTCCTGCAAGCGGGCCTCCAGTTCCTTCACGGTCGTTTCCTTCGCGGCCAGTTCGCTTTCCTTCTCCTTCAGCGCCTCGCGGCGGCTCACGGAAAGTTCAAACGCCTTTGCCACTCGTTTGGCGACGCCTTTGAAATCGGGATGCGATTTCAGAGAGTCCACCACACTTTGCTCATAGCTTCCGAGCTTGCTTTCCGCCTCGTCGGCCACCTCCTCCGCTGCCTCGTCGGCATCGGGTTCGTCGGCGTTCTCAGCTTCGGCAGGATCACTGTCTTGCTCCGTTTCTCCTGGGGTTTCGGTGTCCTCGGCTGCCGCCTCGGATGCCTCTGCCTGGGGTGAATCGGTTTCGTCTCCTCCATCCGGCACACCCACAAACGTCACGCCCATCCCGGCCATCAGCTCGTCCTCCAGGGACGACGCGGAAGCTCCGGCAAGAGACGGTTTTGCGGGCACGGACGACACCGCAGCCTTCGGAGACCCCGTGGATGCGGCGGCAGGCGTGGCAGACGCCTTGATGTGTTTTTCAGCCATGCCCGCAGCATGCCACCACCGCCCGCGCCACGGCTACCGCCCGCTGTCGCAAACAGCGGCAAACAGAAAATCATTCCTGCTCTTCTTTGCCCGCGCCGAAATACACCTTCAGCGCACGGCTCACCGCCTCCGGCTGTCCGAGCATGAGCGCCCGCGCCTCCGCCAGCAGTTGGTTTGCTGTCGTAGCCCGCCCGCAGCAGTGATCCCGGTAACTCGCCGGAGCCAGCGGATCGCTCTCATGGTCCGTTCTGGCGCTGCCCAGATGGAAAGCCAGCCAGTGCAGCAGCACATGCCGCGTGCTTTCCGGCAGGCTGGCGAACGCTCCCGTCACTGCCGCCCATTCCGGCTTTCGTCCCATCTCCGCCAGATTCACCACCAGCGGCAGTGCGGCGGGTTTCGTCGTCGGTTTGCGTTTCGCGGACATGTCAGTTCATCGAGCCTCCGTTCAGGTTCACAATCAAACGCACCACCGCATCCACGCCATACCGCGCATGACCGGCCACAGGCGGCGCGGGCAGCGGTCGCAGCATGCCGTTGTCCCGGATCTTCCGCATGAACGCATCGCCGTGCGAGAGGTTCGATGCTTTGAGAAGCCCCTTCACCTGCTCATAGGTCAGGCTAATAGCGATCCCATGCCGGCTGCGGATGAGCGTGCGAATCTCCCGCTCAAAGTCGCGTAACGTGATCGCACTCATGCCTTGCGCCCTCCTTTCTTCACGGAGGGCGCGGCTTCCGCCGTGCCGGTTTTCACCGTTTCACCGGCAGGAACCATGGCCGCCTTGCAGTCTGCCACCCGCCGCTTGAACAAACTGCTCACCGTGCCGCTCGGCGTCCTTACCGTGGAAACCAGTTCCCACCCATTTTGCCCCAGCTCCAGCGCATGCCACTGCTGCGGCAGATCCACCGACTCCCCGGCCACCTTCGGCCAGTTCACATCATGCTGACAGTATTCCCAAGTGTCTTTCATCGTGTTGTGTGTTGTTGTTGGTTGCTGCTTTTCGTCATTCCTCATTCTGATTTCGTCATTCAAAAACTCCCCCCCCCCTGCCATCCCTGCCGCTGCCGGTCCACATGCACAGGTTGCGCCGCCAGCAAAATGCGCAGGGTATCAATCGGGTCTTTCCACGCGCTGCCGCTGCTGCCGCTCACCGCGTAGCCCGGATAATTCTGCAACGCGCCGATGAGGTTCGTGCAATGCTGCGCGATCCACAGGCCGGGGCCGCGCCCGTGCTGAGGATCGAACTCAATCCAGCCGTTTGGCTGGATGATGCCGCGCTCACGATCCCACATGAGCATGCTGTTGATGTTCTGCTCACCGCTCAGCACGTTGTCCGCCGCCGCATTCCCGCCCGCCTGGCTGAAATACAGATCATTTTCCTCCATCCATTCGATGATGGTTTTGCTTTCCTCCTGGCCTTCCACCTGCGTGTTCGTGCTTCGGCTGTCGGAAATGCGGCGGCCGTAGAGGTCGAGCATGCTGCGCTCAAACTTGCCGCGCATGTCCTTGACGCCCTGCCAGTCCGCCAGTTTCGCCTCGATGCGCCGGATCTCAGCGGCGCGGAACGCATAGCCGCAGGGCCATTGCTTCTGCGCGTTGCCTTTGACACCCAGCCCGTTCTTGCCGCCCGTCTGCGCCCATTCGCAGTCCTCGCCCGTGTAGATCGCCGCGCCCGGCACGCTCACGATGTCGTTCGTCTGCGGGTATTCGTGCGCGATGAGAATGTCACCGGGGTGCATCTTGCCAAACGCCTCACCCAGCACAAACGCCCACAATTGAAACCACGCACGCCCGCCGCTGGCGTTCGGGTCTTGCGACATCCACCACGTTCCCATCTCATACGGCGGCAGCCAGGCCGGAACCGGACGCACATGCACCTGCACGTTGAAGTTCGGAAACGGTGAATCCGCCGTGCCCTCGGCGATGCCGTAGCATTTCCAAAGTTTCTTCGCTCGCGGGCTTTTGAGTTCGGCCTTTTTCATGCCCTCCCAGTTGCCACCGAGCGGATTCTGCCACGCATAGATCCACACAAAGCGCCGCGTCGGCATGGCGCAATGCACCACGCACGGCAGTTTCTCGCCACCGAGCACACGGCCCTGATCGTCGCAACGCGGCAGCAGCTCGGGATCGGCCTCGATCTCCTTCATCGTCACCGCCTTGTCCATGAACCAGCGCACCGTCTCCGTGTAACCGTCGCGGAAGGTGTAGGTGACGAACTGCATCGCCACCATCAGGCGGCCGATCAGCTCACGCGGAAACCAAAGCTCCGGGTCACGCTCCTTCTGCGCCAGCAGTTCCTTCCACTTCGGCATCATTTCATGCGTGAACTCCGCCGCCGTCAGCAGGCGGTTTTCCACCGCCTCCAGCACCATCACCGGCACGCTTTCATCCGCCCAGGCCGTCGTGGGGCGCGGACCTTCCAGCTTGCCGATGTCCTGCGCCCAGGTCTTGAACCGGCACACCGCCCCGCTCATCACCGCGCACTCGTTGTTCGTGAAACCGCCTGCGCGATCATAGGCCATTTTCTGGTTCGCCATCTTCTTGAGGCGGCCCGTCTCGGTCTTGTATTCGTTCGGCTGCCAGAACCGAATCGCCGCCTCCACCACCTCGGCGCTCTTATCGTCGTCGTAGCTGAACGTCCAAAACGTGCGTTGATGCTCCGGCATGTCCGGCGTGCATTGCTCCATCGCCAGCGTGTAGAACCGCGCCAGGGCTTGCGTCTTGCCGGAGCCATTCGAGCCGCCGACGCCCATCGTGCAGGGCACGCCCGGATTCGCCACACGCAGGCGGCACGTTTCCCACAGAATGTCATCCCATGAGCGGAAGAACCAGCCGTGATTGAACGGATCATCCGCCGCCTCCCGAATGCGTTCCTCCCGCGCCTGCACCGCGCGCATCGCATCCTCCGGCCCCAGCGCCATGAGTTCATCCGCCGACAACGCCGCCAGCATCCCATGCGGCCGCTGCGTCTCCGCCAGCAGTTCAAACGCCATTCTGGTTTCGTCCGTGCTCATAGAGTTTTGTTTTGGAGAGGAGCGCGGGCACTCCTGCCCGCTTCAGTTTCACATTCCTTCACCGGCACCACCTCCACCTCCGTCACCCTTTCAGCTTCCTTCAGCTTCATGCGCTCCTGCGCCATCTTCACGAAGTCATCAAACGTCTTCGCTTTTGCGCTGTCTTGCGTGGTCCCGCTAATCCGAGTCGCGCCGCCGCTGCTAAGTTGCTTCACGTTGTAAACCGCCGTCAGCGCCATGCTCGCCGCGCCCAAGTCCTTCGCGGCCTTCGCGGAGTAAAGCAGCTCCTCCACCTTGTCGAGCGCATCCGCCGTCAGCAGCGCCGAGCGTCGCCGGATGATCTCGTCAATCTCTCCGGGTTTGAACTCCCGCGTGTCGTTGAACAACGCGATGATGCTGTTGCGTGAAATGCCGTCCAGTCCTCGCGCCTGGCGATGCTGGCTCACCATGCCCTCGATCTTCGATTTGTTCGTGAGCCCCAGCTCGCGCACCAGATACAACGCGAACTCATACCCTTCCGGGTCACGTTCACGCCACCGCTCCGTCGTGTGCTCCCGCCACGCCTCCGCAGGTTTCGGCGGCACCGCCAGCCCCAGTTCCGTTGTCACCAGCTCACTCATGCCGCCCTCCTTGCTTGCGCTTCAAACGGCACGACATTCTCAGGTTGCGGCAGCGTGTCCATCGGACTCGTGATGCTGCGGGCAAACTGCGGAATGCAGTGCGTGTAAATTTGCGTCGTTTCCACGCTGCTGTGCCCGAGCAATTCCTGCACCTGAGTAATACTCGCGCCGTTCGCCAGCAAGTTCGTGGCAAAGCTATGACGCAGCGTGTGCGCCGTGACTCGTTTGCTCAGTCCGCAGCGACGGCGGGCATTCTTCAGCGCCTTGCCCAGCGTGTCCTCATGGATGTGATGCCTGCGCACGATGCCGCTGCGTGGATCGGTGCTTTCATTCGCCGCAGGCCACAGCCAAAACCACGGCCACTCACGGCCTGCGTTTGGATATTTGCGCTCCAGTTGGTCCGGCAGATACACCGGCATCGCCCCCGCCTGGCGGTCGGCATCGTAAAGCAACCGAATGCGCTCCAAATGCGCCCGCAACGTGAACACCAGCGAGCGAGGCAGGCATGTCACACGGTCTTTGTCACCCTTGCCGCCGCGCACCGTGATGAGGCACGCATCGAGGTCGATGTCCTTCACCCGCAGCGCCAGCAGTTCCGCCAGTCTCACGCCGCTGCCATACGCCACCTGCGCCATCAGTCGCGGCCCCGGTGTCATCGCATCGAACAAACGCCGCATCTCGTCAGGACTCAGCCACGACGGCAGCCGTGCCGGCCGTTTCGCCCGCGCCCACTTCCCCAGATCACCCAGCGGCTGCCGCAGCACATCGCGGTAAAAGAACACGATGGCATTCAAAGCCTGGTTTTGCGTCGATGCCGAGCAACACGGGGCCATCTGCTCGAGAAAACTCCGCACCCGCTCCTCCCGTGACTCTTCCGCCCTGCTGGCTACATGCCTGGCAAACCGCACGATCCACCCAGCATAAGACTCTTCCGTGTGCCTCGACAACCGCCGCATGCGGCACGTCAGCCGAACTTGTTCCAGTGTATCACGCAGGTTCATAAGTTTTAGAATATTTCCGGTTTTGCAGGTGTTGAGCGGAAAAGTCAGTCTGGATAATTCTTGTTCGGCGAAGAAAAAAGATCGAGTTGCCGCGTCTCCCGTTGGATGCGATCCAAGGCGTCGGCGAAGTATTCTGGGTCGATTTCGCAGGCCGTCAGCGGGTGTCCCGCATAGTGGCAGGCGATGGCGATGCTTCCGCTTCCCATGTGCGTATCGAGGATGCGGTCGCCGGGCTTGGCGTAGTTTTCCAGAACCCACCGATACAAGAATACAGGCTTTTGCGTCGGGTGGATCGCGCTGTCCACGTCGGCAGTGAGGAATCCGTGATGCTGGAGAGTCACCTTTTTCAGGTTGCGGTCGTAGCTTGTCCATGCCAGTTCCCCATCGGCGAAGTTGTCCACATACTTGCGTTTGTCCCAGAAGATCCATCCACGGCTGTCCGGCAGCTTGCTCGCATAGTAGTTTCCGCCCCACACAATCTGCCTCTTGGAGACTCGCATTAGCTCATCGAAGTAGCCTTGATCGGGTGTCTTGCTGTCCCACGGCTTCGGGTTGTATGTCTTGGCGTTCTTGCTGCAATACTTCTTCACTGCCCCCGCATTGATGCCGTATGGCGGATCGACGATTGCGAGGTCGAAGTGGCCATCAGGGAAGGTCGCCATGATTTCCATGCAGTCACCAAGGCGGAGATCCAGCAACGCCGAACAAGACGGTGATCCCAACACTTCGGGCGGCGGAGTTTGTCCTGTAGTCATCATCTGTTTTCGCCCTTCGTGTGGGATACCTCTGCGTTATGCGAATCCAGGTCAGCAGCGAAAGCATCAGAGCAAAGATGCAGGTCATCACAGAGACCGCCAGCCAGCAGGCCGTCACACGGCTTATCGACGCCTTCACACGTGCATTGAGTTGTCAGCGTGTCGAGCCAATCGGAATACGCTTGCTCGTCATCTGGGGACGGCAGGGCATCGGCGCATAACACGCCACTGGTGGCAACGGAAGGGGGGCTTGCTGGAGTATCCATATTAATCTTGGCTTGAGAGTTGAGCGGCTTCGGTGGGGCTTTCTCCCGCCCCTTCCGTCGCCACAGTTGGGACGTTCTGCCAAAGACAACGAGGCGCGATCATTCCTCGTTCCATCTTTGACAAATTGGAGGCGTCTATGCCAAGATGCCTAGCTGCCGCCCGAAGTGTCATGCCTCGAAAGATGCGCTCAGCCTTGAGCCTTTGGCCATAGGCGTGCCACCTGGAAACGCACTCAGGCATCATGCCAGCACCTTCGCACATGTCGCATTGCCCCAAGCTCCGCCCATGGAAGTCCAGAATGATCGTAAACCCTCGGCACTGAGGGCAGGCAGAACAATTAGATGGAGAAGGATCGCTCATAGTGTGCTGTGAGTGGTTGAGGATGTCGAGCTTCGCGCCCTCTCATCCATGCCGTTCGCCTCCAAGTCCTCGATCTTGCGCTTGGCCCTTTGGAGCCGCGTGTAGAGTTCACCAGCGCACCACCACTGCACTTGATCCGTCGTGGTCATGTCGATGATTGTGCCATCGTAGTCTTGGCCGTGGCTCTCGCCATCTGTGCCCGCGCGGAAGCTCATTTCTTCCTCGCCGTATTCGATTTTGACGATGTAGTCGCCCGTCTGGTCTAGGTGCCATTCAACGAGATCGACGCCATCGGTAATGCCGATAGTTTCGACTATCTCTTCCAGCCATTCGGGAGGACAACCCGGCTCTGCTGCCAACCTCTGGGGCTGGTCTTGGGTCATTGTTAGTGTGCTTGCTTCGGTCATGTTATTGGGCCTTTGTCGTGTTGCCCTGGTCGTGCCCCAGGGTTGGCAGAGATTGAGCGTTCAGCCGACGCACCACCTCTGCGGCGATGTCGGGCGTGAGTCCTGAGTATCCGTCACATTTGACAAGATTTGGTTTTAGCTCGCCCATTTCATTGTTCGGATCGTCATCGAGAATCACGAAGTTGATCTGATGGCGGCGACTGGCTGAGCTGAGCCATTGCTTAATTTCTTGACCGCGATTCGTCCCAACAATCGGAGTCATGCCGAAGAACTCCACATCTCGCTTTCCAAGTTCCTGTTGCAGCCTCATGCGTTGATCACGGCAGTGTGGATATCTCCATGTTGATGATAGCACCACCTCCGCGCCCGTCTGCTTCACGATGTCGGCGAATAGGTCGAGCCTCGTTCCGCAAAGTCCACGAAGGCCGAATGATGAGAGAACGCCGTCAATGTCCAAAAAGATCACCTTCCAGGCTGAACCATGTGCTGCTCCCAATTCGGAGGGCGGTGATGTCGTAGGTGTCATAGTTTCTCCTTTACGCCCTCCTCATGGGAGAGTGTTGCGGTCAAAACGGTATCTCATCGTCTTCCATCCCCTCCGCCATCGGCGCTGAATCGCCGCCAACGCCCGTCACCAGCACACCACCGGCAGGCCGCGCCGTGCGCTGGCCGCCTGTGGCAGCGTCATACTCGCGGGCATTGCCAAGAAACGGCAGATTCGGCGGCGTGGCGCTTTCGCGTTCCGCCTTCGTGGTGCTTTCCTTGATCCAGTGCGTGTTGCCAAACTCGTCTTTGCCATCCCGATTCGGCACCAGGTCGATGGACAACCCGAGCTTGCCAGATCGTTCCGCCCGGCGAATCCGCGAGTTTTTCAACGGGATCACCAGGCACTCGGTCGGTGCGCCGGTCTTGTCTTTCAGGGTCATCAAAACCGCGCCCTGAAGTTTCAGCGGGTCGAGGTAGGCGTTTAGTTTGTTAGGCATGGGTGTGTTATTAGTTATGAGTTATTGGTTAGTGGTTCTTGCTTATTAGATTTGAAGCACCAATGGCTTTGGTTTTGATGTCAAAACCAGCAGCAAGCATCTGCATAAATCTTTTGGTTTGCTTGCTACTTGATGGACGGCTTTGCTGAAGCTCCAAGATTCTCGCTTTGCCTAACTCTAGCAGCGAGCCTCCACCGAAATGCCGTAGCCACTCATCAACGAAAGCCCACGCTGCATAAATCTCTTTGGGTGGCACGCTGGCAAACTCCGCATTTAACGCCGCTGCAAAGGCACGAGCATCCACTTCGTTTTTGAAATACGAACGGCGGCGTTCGCCCGTAAAATAATCACTGACTCTCCATCGAATGTTATTATTTTTTGCCCATTGGTTTTCTGGCAAACGTGCAACTTTGGCAAACTTGCGTTCGCTGCGCTGTCTTCGCAGTTTAGTTTTCATGCAATTTGACTCAAAATGGTTGCCAGATCATGCCGGTTGATTTCACAAGGTTCCGTGAACACCACCTTGCCCTGCTTCACGATCCACGGCACCTGACGCGGGCTGGACATCTGCGCCGTTTTCTTCTCGCGCTCGCTTTCCAGCCAGGCGCGTTGCGCCTCCACGCTGCGCACTCCTCCGCTGTTGAACACCTGCTTGCATTGGTAGCGGGTCAGGTTTTTCACTGACACCTCCAGCACATCTACCTTGCCATCCTTAATGAGCACCACAGGAACAGCGCCATACAAAAGACGCTGCTGCTCGGAGTAGGGCAGGCGCTCAAGGTATTTCTGCGCCGCACACGGCAACGCAAACACCTGCGGCATCACCTGCTTGCGCCCAATCCTTTCAAATTGCGCCAAAACTTCCACTGTGATACACTCAGAGCCGCAAGAGTCCGCAATACTTTGCAGGCTCATGCCTCCGTGGTCGATGGCATTCACCACCATGTCGCCTGCCTTTTTCCAGTTGGCGATTCCATCAGTGATGCAACGCACCAAGTCATCGGATTTGAAGATTGTAAGTTCGTTTGCTTTCATAGCTTCGTTCTTGGTTCTTGGTTAATCCGGGAAATCTTCATCGAGACTGCTTTGCTTCGGACGGCCGCGTTTCTCGGTCGTCTCCTTCTTGGGGATCGCGTAGCTGCCGAACTGCCAGTCGCGCCAGTCGGTGGAGTTGAGCTTGGGCATGCGTGAGGAAAACCAGGTGCGCTCCGGCTCGAAGCGCACATGCAGCTCCGGCGTCGGGCCTCGCCGGTTTTTGCGCACATAAATCTTGGCGTCCTCCTCATAGTCCTCCCGCGCCCACCCGCCCTCGTCCGGCTGATACTTCTCGCCCGCGCTCCAGCAGTGCGGATTCCGCATCCGGCGAGGCTCCACCGCGTCCATCCAGCCTTTCTTTTTCTCCGCGCTCAGCGTGTGCCAGCCAAAGAAATAAGGATCGCGGTGCTGCATCCAAACGTGGTCTGCATACCATTCAATCGCCGCGCTGCCGCTCAGATCCGCCAGCACCGGCGGCTTGCCCGCGTTGCGGTCGGTTTCACGGTTGAGCTGCACCATGAGCAGCACCGTGAGCTTGTAGAACTTCTTCACAAATTGCAGCGTCTCCATCACCTCCACCAGCGCCTCGCGCTCGTCTTTCAGTCCGCGTTTGCTGACGGCTTTGATGAGGTGCAAATGATCGACCACGATCCAGCGGATGCCATGCTGCCGCTTCGCCACCTGCACCTGGCTGCGAATGTCGGCGGTGGAAATGGCTGATCCGTCACTGATGAGCAATGGACTGCCTTGCACCTGCCGTAGCTTCGTGCGCATGCCATCCTGATCGTCACGCGAAAACATGCCGGTGATGGCCTTGGATGTGTCGATGCCAGCGCCGCCCAAGATGATGCGGTCGTAAAGCTGCACCGCGCTCATTTCCGCGCTGAACACAAGTCCCGGCACTGCTCGCTCGACGGCAAGGTTGTGAATCAGCGTCGTTGCCATCGCGGTCTTGCCCTGTCCGGGGCGGCCGGCAATGACGACAATCTCGCCCTGCGCGTCATCGAGTCCATGCACGGTCTGATCGAGTTCCAGAATACCCGTCTCGATGCCCATGATCTTGCCACGATTGGCAATGGTCTGCTCCGTCCGCTCCAGCCAGTCCATCACGCCACGCTTCGCATGCACGGGGCCGGTTGAGTATTCGCCGGAGGCTTGCAAAGCCTGCACGCACTCAAACACGCGCCCCTCGGCACGGCCTACCACGGTCGTCACATCCTCGCTCGTGTCCTCGCTGCCATGTGCCAGGCACTCGTCAATACTCTCAGCGCATGCATGAATGGTCTGCCGAAGCGCCCACTTCTCGCGGATGATGCCGACATAGTGCGGGTAGTGCGCCGCGATCGGCACGAAGGTGTAAAGCTCCGTCACCTGCGCCGCGCCGCCCACCAGCTCCAGCTTGTCCTGGTCCCGCAGCCGATGCGTCAGCGCCACCGGCTCCACCGGCAGGTTTTTGTCCAGCATCTCCAGCATCACCTCGAACAACGTCCGGCTGCCGACATGGTAAAACGCCTCGACCGGCAGCTTCGCCCGCACCTCCGCAATGCGCTCCGGGTCCTGCATCAAGCACGACAACACCCCTTTTTCCGCCTCATCCGAAAACGGCAGCGCCCGGTTGATCCTCGCCAGCCGCTCCTCGGTGGAAACGAGCTTTTCTTTGTTCGGGAAATCGCTCATGCGGCCTCCTTTCCATGCTCCGCCAGCCACTTGCGCACCTGCGCCTTGTCACTCGCCACCATCTGCGCCCACGCGGGCACCGTCTCCTGCCACCCCTCGCCCCACAGCTCCACCATCGCCGCCTCGTAGCCTTCCGGGGGCGATTCGATCATGCGTGGCGGCGGGTCATTTCTCGACTCATACGCGGCCATGAATGCCTGCGATGGTGTGCGGCCTCGCAAATCGCCGCCGCGATCCTGCTCCTTGGCAAGCCAGTTGGTGACAAACTTCCTCCAGTTCGACTTTTTAGCCTTCGCCTTGTTCGCCTTCAGCCATTGCTCCATCGCCAGCATTTGCCTGCGGATATCACAGGCCGGGTAAGCCTCGGCCAGTTCACTCATCAGCGTATCCGTAAAGCCACGCCAGCCCGTTTCAGCCGCCCATGCCAAACCTTCATCCGCCGCGCCCCCTTTCTTTTTTTTCTGGGGATCGGATGCGAGGTCAATGGCGGAAGCCTCGGCGCTCGGCGGCGGCTCGGCACCGTCAGGTGCGAGCAAGAAACTGGTTGATGGTTGTTGGTTGCTGGTTGCTGGAACGCGCACGCGAGGCATACCGTTCGCATCTGCGTTCGCATTGCGGACGCTATGCGTTTGTAATGCATCCGCATTGCGTTCGCATTGCCAGCGCATGTCTGCCGCTTTGCTCGCCTTGCTCTTCTTGTCCTGGTATTCTCCGATCTCTTCCATCACGCGCTTTTGCGTCCAGCCTTGAGATTCAAGGACAAAGAACTCGTCGCGCACGGCCATGACGGCCTTTTGCTCCGCTTTTTCAAACGCGCCGCACAACCGGAACAGCACCTTTTCATCCACTGGCAGCGGCTTTTCCGAAGCATAGCACCAGTCCAGCATGAGCGTGTAGGCTCCATGCTCCAGAATGGACAAGTGGCGCGTGTCCTTCGCGTAATCGCCGATGTGTCGCCAGTATTTATGCATGGGATTTCTGGGCCGGGGTGAAGTGTTTCGTGAACCAGTTCAGCGGGGAAACCTTGTTGCGGTGGCCCTCCTTGGCGGCCTCAAGCTGGTAGTCGATGCTGTCGCGGGTCAGGTTCGTGATCCGGGCCGTGCCGTGCTCCTTGCTCACCCAGACCTGCCCCACCATCGGCACCGCCTTGGCCGTGCGCGGCAGCCCGTGCTTGCCCGCCGACACCCAGCCCTCACGCGGGCGGACCACAAACGCCCGGCCCTGGTGCATCACGATCCGCGCCTTGTGACCGTTTTTTGTCTGGACCGAAAGCGCCTTGGCCGCCAGCCCTTGTTCCTCGCTGCGAATGTGCCGCATCTCGTGCGTAACCAGATAAGGACCGGCAATGACACGCTCGGCTGGCAGCAGCTTTTCGACAGCCAGCACATACTCATGGCCGCCGCCATGTTTTTTCGCGGCAGGTTTTTGGGGTCGAGAAGGGGAGGTTTTCACAGGTCGGAGTCAGCTTTGAGTTGTTGCGCTTCGTGCATGGCTTCGCGGATGCTTTGATCCACCAGCCGTGAGGCGGCTTTGCGGGTGGCCCGCAGCAGCGTCTCGTAGGCTTTGCTGGCGTCGCCCTTGAAGGTGACTTTGCCCGCAATGTCGATTTCGATGGTTGCCACCGGCCACGGCTCCATAGCGCCCGTCGTGGAGTTAGCCCGCCACTTCACCACCTGGACGGCGGAAGCGAGCGGCATGGGTTTAGATTCGAGTTCGTTCATAGGTTGAGAGAAAGTGTCAAAGGAGGAAGCCGTGCCGCGCCTGCATCCGTGCGGCCTGCCTGCGCATGGTTTCCTCGCAGGCGGTGATGATGTTCGCGCAGGCCAGCAGCCGGCATTTCGCCACCGCCTTTTCCATCGCCAGCGCCAGGCGGTCGAGTTCGCAAACTTCAGGATCACGCAGCAAGTCATCAATCACTCGGATCTGCTCGCTCAGCGCGTCCATCTCGCGCTGGCAATGCAGCAGCTCTTGCACCGGCCGCTCACGCACCGCCGCCGTCGCAGGTGCCGTCTGCCAAAGCTCGAGATTCGCCGCGCTCATGCCGCGCCCCCCTTCTTTTTTTCCGGCCATCCACACGGGCGCTCTTGGCAGTCGATGGGAGACGCGATGAGACACTGCGGACACCGCGATGCGGACACAGCCGCCGCCGCCGCTGGCGTGTCGGCCCGCCCCTCTTTTTTTGCGACCATCCCGGCAGGGTAGGGGCATCCCACTTCAAGGCAGTCAATGCAGTGACTCAAAAGGCACTGCGGGCATCGCATGGCGTGCATAGGCTGGGGCAATGTGAAAATTTTCTTTGGCTGCCGATGTATTGAGAGCACGCGCTCGCGCCGCGCCCGCGACCCCCTCCCCCCCTCCTGAAATTCAGCCAGGCCACCGAGCAGATCGGCACCACCTGCCACCGCTGAACAGCTAGCCAACCGTCTAGCAGAGCCGTGTCCAGCAATTTCCCCCAGTGATACGATGAGTAAACAACAGATTACAAATCTAGTCTCGCCGGATTCCGCCCCATTTCCACCCTCATGCGCCTCACCGATCCCAGCCGCGCCCAGGCCAGCCGCCGACAATGCAAATTCTCCCGCCGCCGCTGAATCCATTCCCTGGCTGGCTGCGGCAGCATGAGTAATGCGCCCGCAAACTGCTCCACAGGAAGCACGCAGGACACCACCGGCCAGCATTGGAGAGTCAGTCATCTTGCCCCTCCTTCACAAAAAAAGAAACGGCGGGCCGACACGCCAGGCGCTCATCGAGCAAATCCAGATCCCGCACACGCACGCGCACCAGTCGGCCCAGCTTGCGCACGGGAAGCACAGGCTTGCCATCGGCGCACCGCTGGCGCGTCCAGCCATAGACAGTCTGGAGCGGCACGCGGAACGCCTCAGCGACCTCTGCCACCGTGCATAGCGGCTCAGGCCCAGCCGGGCGGCCGCGTCTGCGTAGAGCTGTCAGTTCATCACTCATCGGTTCGTCAAAAAAGAAAAGGGCCGCCGCACACAGCAGCAGGCCCGGCCACGTCATCGCGCCGCCTCGGTCCAGCGCTCAACGATACGGCGGCCCTTGCGATCACGGGACACACGCCGCACCTGCACGCAGCCGCACGCATTGTTCCCCGTGCCGCCCTCAACCAACGCGGCACGGGGAACCCTCACGGCCTCGCCTGCGCTCCTGGACAGCAGGCGGGAAATCCTCAAACCTTCGGCAGACATGCTCATGGCCGGTCCTCCTTCGTGCGCAAATTCGACAGCTCGAAATCATCGGCGCGATAATCTCGCGGCGGCAGGATCACATTCCACGCAGCCAGCCCGCAGACAGCCAGGGCAAAAAACAAAGCGAGCGCGATCACTGCGGGTTCGCAGCGTCACCACCACGGCCCTCCACTTGCAACTTCTTACGAGATTCGAGCAGGTCGCGGATAGCAAAAACAACCAAATCCTCAACAGGACGGTTTTCTGCCTCTGACATCGACAACAAAGCACCTACTTCACGTGGCGCCAAACACTCGGTCAAGGATAAGGGAATCAAGGCTTGCATAGTTATACGCTCAAAATCATGGCTATTTTGAGCTAAAGGCAGAAACAAGCAACTAAAATTTGCATAACGCGCAAAAATGCGGCATTTTCAATGCATGAACGGCCCACAACTCATCGCCTGGCGCAAAGCCCACGACCTCACGTTGACTGAGGTTGCCGCATTGCTTGGCGATGTTCACCACACGTCAATATCTCGCTGGGAGCGAAGCCCGGAACAAATTCCCCAATGGGCCACGGAAAAGTTGCTGGGTCGCACAAAAATCACGCTAGCAATCGACGAATTGCAACAGCTCCTTGATTTGTCTCGTGCTGAAAATGTGCCTGCGCAGCAGCTTATTGCCACGGCGATACGGGATTACATCGAGGCGCACGCGGTGCGACAAAATCAGCCCGACGCCAGCACCATCAGCCTCAACGAAACCCCGGCGACCCACAAAACCGACGCCAGCCCATGACCACCCACCCGCTGCACCCGATCCGCCAGATCGTGCAAGGGGCCGAACGATCAGCGTCAGGCGACGGCTGCCGGGGAATAGGCACCGCAAACACTGACGACTATGGCAAAGAAGAAAACAATGAAACGGGCAACGGCGGCAGCCGTTGAGGGTGCAGCGGATGGTTCGGCTTTGGCGATTTTCGCTGTGAGCCTCCGCAAAATGGCAAACTTCTACTCGACGCAATACAGATGGCTCTCTGCGATGCTGCTGGCGCTGCCGAGTATGCGGCCCAAGGCAAGCAATGGGTGAAGCCCGGCGTGTGGAAGAAGCCGAACGTTGGAGCTGTGGCGACGGCGAACGGAGGGCGTGGAATGGAGGACAGGGGTGAATGAGCCGTTGCCACCAGCACTTGGTTAGAGCCGCAACCAGCGACCCCGAAAAATAATTCGTGACGTGTGAAATAATTGTTGACGTAGGAAATAGAGAGGCGATAATGACTCATGCTCAAGACGAGCAAGACACAAACTCAACTCACAAAAATATGAACAAACTCCGCATCTCCAAAATCTTCATCTCCGGCGCAGCAATGGCAGAAGTCAGCCACTCAGAAGGCAGCGACCGCGTTCAGCTCAACCCCGAATATCACTTCGTGGACGGCGATCAAGGCACCGATGAAAAATGCCTTTCCGCCGACGGTGCCGACTACTTGGAAGCCGAACTCAAGCGCCTGAACAATTGCGAGGAGGTCAACTGGGCATGAGCCGCAAAAAGCCACAACTCACCAAGGCCGGAGAGCCCCGCAAACGGGCTCCCGGCGCTGGGCGTCCGGCGCTGGGCAAGATCAAACTCACAGTGCATATCCTCCCAGAAACGCGGGCCGCTCTGGGAGACAAACCCGGCGCAGTCCTAGACGCGCATTTTGGCGGCTCTAACGCACAAGCTCACCCATGACTGCCGCTCAACAGACTATCGAATTGCCGGAAAGCGATGCGCGGCAGGCATTGGGTGCAGCGCATTGTTCGCCATTTGTGGCTGCGCTGTTCGTGCAACCTGACGGATGCTACTCCGACCTGGCATGGGTGGACGCATGGCCGGAAAGCCGCGATGCCAGACTATACAACGGCCCGCTGCCGGTCGTGGCTCACCCGCCGTGCCAGCGATACGGCAACCTCGGAGTGGCAAACTACGCTCGATGGGGCGGCGAGCATAACCGCCCGATGAACGACGGCGGATGCTTCGCGGCGGCACTCGCTGCAGTGAACTGCTGGGGTGGAGTGCTGGAACATCCGGCAAATACGCGAGCATGGCTCGCCTACAATCTCAACGCGCCGGAACGCGGCAAGTGGACGCGAAGCGGGATTGGTTGGGTGTGCGAAGTCTGGCAATCGGCATACGGCCATCGAGCGACAAAGCGGACATGGCTCTACTGGCGCGGCGAAGGACAGCCGGAGGAAATGGACTGGTCGAAACCTGTCGGCACTCACCAAATCGGATTTCAAGACCAACGCGGCAAAGACCGCAACAAACCAACGCTGTCACCCCGCGAGGCCAACGCTACCCCGATTCGCTTTCGGGACGCGCTGCTGCGCTTGGCGTGTATGGCGAACGCATAGCTCATGGATGCCGCACCTCCAGCCTTCGACCTTGCGCATGATGCCCCTGCGGCATTCCATGCAGCGTCTGGTTGTGGCGGGTTGCATTGGGCGCAGATCATGGCACGCGATGAGAAGCGGAAACTGATGGTCATGCCGTCCAATAACTCCAGCGCCATCGTCCACTATTGGGCAGGCCGCTACGATGGCCGCATCGGCTGGCTCGTCGGGCCGTCCGCGATGAAGAAGACGAAGCTCCGGCCATGGATGCCGTTCGCACTCGACAATGACGCCTTCGCGAGCTGGACAACAGGCAGACCGTGGGACGAAGCAGCATGGCTGGCAATGCTCGGCAACGTGAGAGCCCAGGGACTGACACCTAAATGGGTGCTCGTGCCCGATGTCGTGGCAGACCGCGAGGCCACGCTGGCAAAGTGGGAGCAATATGCACCCGTCGCAGCTCGCTACGGGTGGCCGCTGGCAATCGCCGTGCAAGATGGGATGACGCCCGCAGACATCCCCGCGAATGCCGAAGTGATCTTCATAGGAGGCACCACGGAATGGAAATGGCGCTCGCTGCCAATGTGGGCGCGGACAGGTGCCCGCGTGCATGTGGGGCGAGTGAATGAAGTCGAAAGGCTCCACATCTGCGAACGATGGAGAGTCGAATCGGTGGACGGCACCGGATGGATGCAAGGCACCGAAAATGGCAGACAAGCAAAGGCGCTCGGCCACTGGCTCGAAGGCAAGGCGCTACCACCCCGCGAGCTAGGGCTCGCAGCATGAGCCACAACAAGAACTATCCAGACAACATTTCCGGTTAGCACCCGCAAAACCGGAAACATTCCAGAAAATCAAAAGCCGCAGGACCAGTCCTGCGGCTTTTCTCTGTCTTACTATCTCTCTGTCTCCTTGTCTCCATATCTCCCTGTCTCCATATCTCCCTGTCCGATTACTTCCCATCTCCACTCACGCCACCCGCAGGCCCACCGCAGGCACCACGCGATCCTCGCGGCTATACCGTCCCGCCATCGCCTCGCTCGTATGGCCCAGGCCCGCCGCCGCCGCTGCCTTGCCACCAAAACGACGGAGAAGCTGCCCCTTGCGATGCCTCAGCAAATACGCCGCCTGCGTGCCCGACACGCCACAGACGCGCAGAAACGCATTCAGCCGCGCATGAAGCTGGCGGCCCTCCGTCTCATGCCTGGCACCGATCAGGCTGCCCGCCGTCTGCACCGCCAGCGCCACCGCCACCACCTCCGCCGAGATGGGCGTCAGGATCTCCGCCCCATGCTTCGCCGCCGCCACCCGCAGCAGCCCGCCAAACTCGCACAGATCCGCTTCCTCGACGCGCCACTCCGCCGCCATGCGTGACCTCCACTCCGCCGCCTCCGCCGTCGTCAGCGCCCGCAGATCACCCGGCACCAGCCGCCGCACCGACACTGGGCGGATGCCCGTCTCCTCACATAGCTGCTCAAACAACCATACCCGCGCATCCTCCGCCCGCAGCACCGGCAGCGCCGCATCAATCCGCGCCATCACACCCGCCTCGATTTCTTTGTGCCCCTTCGGCGCAGGCAAAGCCAGACGGCAGCCCAGAAACTCCGCCAGCGGCGGCACGTTCAGCCCCCGCAGGATCTTCGTCCGCGCCTTCTCGCCAAAAATGGAATTGATGCTCGTCATGTAAGTGTTCACCGTCGTGTTCCATGCCGCCTCGGTGCGATCGTCCAGCGCAGGCAGCTTGCCCGCACGCTTCAGCTCACGCAGCATCGCCCAACCATTGGCCGGCATGTTCCGGCCAGCACCCAGCCCCAGCCAGCCGCGGCGGCCAGCCTCCTGGCGCAGCTCGGCCCAGTCCAGCTTCAGGTCCGCCGTCAAATCCTCCCACCTCACACATGAAATGTCCTTCCCCGTCGTCTGCTCAAACACCGCCGCCAGAAAGTTCAACCGTTGCACCCGGTCCTCCGGCCCGCGCTCCCGATACACCGCCAGCACCTCCGCAGGTGACGTGAACTGCTTCGGCGTTAAAAGCTCCGTCAGCCGGTCCATCTCGCCGCGTTGCAGCATCGCCGTGTGCGTCTTCAGAAACAACTCCGCCCACTTCCGCACCACCACCTGGCACCCGCAATTCGGCCGCGTCTCCACCGGATTCCCCACCTCCGCCAAGCACTTATCACAAATAGGGTAGGGGTGCTTCGATCTCGTCAGCGGCTTGCCCGTCCCGACAAAGAACCGCACGACCCACTTCCACTCAAACTGAGGCAGCCCCTCCGCCCGCGCCTTTGGCTGCCGATAAATCGAGTATGATCCCAGAGCCGTTTTCATCGTGCCGCCCTCCCTTTGCTCCAATGGCGTGCCATCGGCACCAGATACACCTCGCGCAACTTCTCGCGCAGCGCACTAGCCTGCTCCATATCCCGCTGCAAACCCGCCCGCATCTCAGGCGACCAATGCGAGTCCTTCAGCCAGACAGCGTTGCGTGTTTCCAATTCCAGCAGAGCCGTTTTAATAACGCCATGCTCCTGCGGAGTCAATTCATCGGGGAGTTTCATTGAATGGTGGGGCAGGTGGTTTGATCCTGCTAGACGAACTGCTAGACGAGCCGCCGCCATAAATCAACATAAATGAAAATAATTAAAATCAGCTTTTGACACACCTCTGGACCACAACTCACCCCTCAAACCCTTGTAAATCAGCCCTTCCAGCCCGTTTCAGGCCATAAACCACCCCTTTTGGAGTGGTTGCCTCACAAGGATTCGAACCTTGAATAACAGATTCAGAATGCGTTGCGCGGAATCGTGCATGCCTTGTAAAACAAGGACTCCAGCGCAAAAGTCACGGTGCTAGACGTTCAGCTAGATACATTTCACTTGCTCATGCTCTGCATCGCCACCCGATACAGTTCCCCGTTCGTCTCGTGAACCTCGATCCAGGTCGAGACAATGATGACGCCATTCGGCGTGTTCATGGGCACGGCTTGCAGCATCCAGGTTTTGCCGGTGGCGGTGTCGATGCGGAAGGTGGCGGGCCGGTCCTCGGCTTTCGTCAGGCCGTGCACCGTGCCGGCCACGCACTGGTAGCGCATCACCTGCGCCGCGTCGGGACTCGGGGGCGTGTTGGCATGCAGCGCCAGCGCCGTCAGCACCAGCAGGGAAAGGGTGAAGCGTTTCATGGCCTCCACCCTACCATGCTTGTCAACTCACCGCACCACCCGCGCTAGCGCCTGGCGCTTGATGCTCGCAGCCCGTTGCTCGATCACTTTGGCGGCCTGCTTCACGGGCATTTGCAGCAGTGCGCTGCCTTCGGTGGCCAGCCATTGCTTGTAGGCGGTGCCCACGGCCTTCTCGTATTGCCACACCTTCTCGCGGCCCAGCGTTTCCAGCGGCACTTTCACGCCGTTCTGCACCACCAGCACGGCATCGCTCGGCTGCGGCAGGTTGAGGCCACGGCCCAGCAGAGCGCCCAGCACGCGGCTGGCCTCGCTGCTTTCCACGCTCGTGATCGTCCGGCTCCAAGGGGCGCGTTGCAGTTTCACTTCCTCGCCCAGCAGGTTGAGCTGCGGGCGGCCGTCATTCACAAAGCGGCGGGCAATCGGCGTGCTGCGTTGCAGTTCTTCGAGCCAGCCCTCGGCCTTGAAATTGCGCGGGTCTTGCCAGATCTCGGCGTCCTTCAGCGCCGTGGGCACGAAGCCACCGGCAAAGTTCGTCGCCGTCTTCACCACGTCGTCAATGATGCCCGTGCTCGGATCACCGGCAAAGCGCGTGCCCCCGAACAGCTCCACCAAATTCCGCATCGCGGACACGTTCTTGATTTGCAGCATGCCCGTGCCCAGAGCGCGGCCCAGATGGCCCGCCGTGCCGTGCTGGGCAAACTGCGCAGGCTTGTGGCGTTTCTCGTCCAGCATGCCGCCCACCACCGCGAAAAGGCCCATCGTCGGCCATTGCTTATAAGACACCCGGCGCACCGTGTCGCCGTCGCGCTTCCACATCGTCATGAGCTCCAGCCCGGCGCTCATGCGCTCCTTCACCTGCTGCGGTGTCAGCCCGCTCCAGTCGCCCTCGATCTGCCAGCCCTCGTCATCGTCGTCACTGTTCAGGAACAGCGCCGCCAGCGTGCTGCCCAGCATCAGGCCGATCACGTTCTTCCCGAGCAGCAGCTCGCGCTGCATCGGTCCCGCATCGCGGCCATACACCGCGCCCTTGAAAGTCTTGTCAAGCAGCGCCGTGCCCGGCACATAGCGCGTCAGCTCCGCGCCAAAGTTAAAGCCGAAGCGCATGAACCGCGTGCCCGTCAGCCCGTGCAAACTGCCCGCCATCAGGCCAGCGGCGGCCCGTGTCCATTGGCTCGCCTGCATGTCCTGCGCATAGTCCTCCATGCCACGCTGCACCGTGCCCAGCCCGGCCTTCATCGCCGCGTAGATGGTGCCGAAGATGCCCGTCGGATCATTCTGGAAGGCGGCCATGTCGCCGATCTCGTTTGCCTCCAGCCGCTCCGGCTCGCGCATGGCTCCGTAGAGCAGTTCACGCACGCGCACGCTCACCGTCGCCTTGTCCGCCGCCGTCACCGGCTCGGCGCCGCCCGTCACCTCGCGCAGAGCTTGCGCCCGTGCATTGGCCCGGTCCGTCTCGCTGAACGTCGTCCGTCCGTAAAACTCAGGATGCAGCGCCCGTGCCACCGCCATCGCTCCCGCCGTCGTCGCCGTGTTGTTCACATGGTCGGCGGCGGCCATCAGGCGGCCCGTCCAGATCATCACGGGAGCCATGAAGTATTTCTGCCAGGTGTTCCCGTTCTGCCACAGGCTCTCGCCCAGCGGCACCGGGCGGAATCCGCTCTCGCCTTGCAGCGCCTTGTTCAGATCCGTGCCGAATCGTTTCAGCACGGAGTAATCGCCTTTCGCCAGGATTTGCAGGCTCTCGCGCATGCCGTCCAGCAGCCCGCGCCACCACGCCGCATGTGCCGCCACCGCCTCCTTGCCACGGCCGCGTGCCAGCAGCCCGGCCGCTTGCAGCAAATTCGTGCCCATGCCGTTGGTGAAAGCCATCCAGGTGTCCCACTGCGTCCGCGTGCCGCTCAGCACCGCCGCCGTCCAGTAGCTATTCACCAGCTCCGCCAGCGTGCTGCCGGTCGCGGATTGCATCGCGTTCAGCAGCTCGCCCAGCTTGCGATTCCGCAGCACGCCTTCCGGTTGCGCATAAGCTGCCTCCGCCATGCCGCGCAGGCGGGCCGCCGTGGTCGAGTCGATCACCTTCAGGCCATACTGCGGCGCGATCACCTCGCGGAACATCGCCGAGTTGAACATGCCCAGGTTCACCAGCCGCAGCAGCTTTGGCATTGCGTTCGTCACCTTCAGCCGGTCGCCCGCGTCCTTCTCGCCCAGGATGCCCGCCTTGCGCAGCTCCCGCTTGAAAACCTCGCGCCGCTCACGCTGCCATGCCTTGTCGAGTTCGTTCGTCAGGTCCAGCCGTTCCTGCGCCGTCAGCCCTTGCAGCCGCTCGTCCTGCATGAGCCGCTGGTAAATGGCAAGCTGCCGCTGCTTCTGCGTGCTCGGCAGATCGGTGAATATTTCCGTCCAGTCCATGCCCGGATACATCTTCCGGCGCAGGTTGTTCAGCATTTTGGCAAGTTGAGGCGAGCGAACTTTCAGCGCATCTGAGCGTTTTGATTCGCGGATTCCAGCCACATGACCGTCCGCGCCTTTAAGCCGCGCCACGCCTGTTTCAATCATCACCGCCGCCAGTCGGCGCGGATCACGCGGCATACGCCCCGTCAAGCGTTCCCAGGCTTGTTTCAGCCAGGTGACAAATCGCTGCCACAAACTTGGATTTTTGGCCTCCACGATCTGGCGAACCGCATCCAGAGCGCGGACGCTGCTTTCCTCATTACGATCCACCGCGTCATACAACACGGCGGTGATGTTTTCGATCTGCGCCCTTTCATTGACATCAAGACTATTCCAAAGCGTGTCAAAATATTGACGCATGGCCGGGTCTTGAAACAAAAGGTGCCCAATTTCATGTTCGATTTTACCAGCCACTTGTGACGCCTCCAAAGCAGCCGCATTCAACTCAAGCACACTGCCATTCATGCGGGCATCCCAGTCGGCTCGCTCTTGATGCACGATTTTCACGCGGGCTGGCAAAGTGCCGCCAAAGTAAGTCTTGGCCGCCTGAGTCACGGCATTCGTAGCAGCGCGGGCGACTGTCGCATCGACGGGCGGGGCAAGGTCCAGTGTTCCCTGAACTGCCTGCGCTATTTGGCTGCTCGCCTCGGTTCCAGACTGGCCTAAAATTGCATTCAGCCTTTCCACCACCCCATCCGCGCCACCCTTAAAACGGTTTTTCACGACCGCCTCCGCCCGGTCGATGAGCGTCTTCTTCGCGCCCATGATCGGCATGATGAGCGCCAGCCGGTCATTCGCCGCGCCGACTTGTTGCAGCGCCGTGCCCGCACGACGGTTGATGATGTCTTGATGCGCGGTGAAAGCGCGATCCAGCAGCGCCGAGGCTTGCAGGCGCTCGATCTCGTTCGTTCTCGTCGCCGCCGCCGCCAGCCGTTGCAGCGTGCGCTCGGTCAGCGCGGGCAGGTGATCGCTGCGCAGTCCTGCCGGGGGCAGTCCCGTTTCGATCTGCCGCACCGCCGTTTCATTGTCCACGCCAGCCAGCCATTGCTCGGCTTCTGCCAGCATGCCCGCATTGGTTTGCGCCTCATACATCCGCTGCTCCTGCTCCGACAAAGCCATGCGGCTGCGGTTCTCGAGCATCGGCGGCCCTTCGGCCGGATTCAGCAGCGCCGCCTCATTCGTCATTCGTCCTTCGCCATTCGTCATTCCGCCCACAGGGGCGGTCTGCCACCCCTCCACCGGCTGGCCGTTCTCCTCGGTGATGCGGATGTGCTTCTCGTCAAACACCACAAAGTTCCGCGAGCCGTCGCCCTTCGCACGGCTGCCGCCGTCGAGGTATTTGATGCCGGGGATGCCTAGGGAGGAAAATAATTGCGATGCTGCCTCCATTGAAACATCACCGCGCCTGCCTGCGTGCGAGGCAAAATTATAAACACTCGATGCAGCCCCTCCTTCCATTTCGACACGTTGCGCAAAATCTTTAATGATTTGGGGAGCATTACTCAGCGCCGCCCTCACCTTCTCACTCTGCTCGGCCAGCGGCTTGTCCCAGTCCAGAAACTCGTCCTCGTCCGGCAGCAGTTCCACGGTGTAGAGGTTCGGCTCTTCCACCCCCAGAAAGGCTTTACTTTCTGGGGAAAGTCCACGCAAGCGAATGTCAACGCCTGCCTCCTTGTAGGACTCAGCCACACTTTTACTCTCCGCAAAATACAGCCCCCAGCCATACGCCTGCGCACCTTCGCCCGTGCCGATCTTGCTGGTGCTGAACCTGTCCACCTTGTGCGGTGTGCCGTGGTAGGCTTTCACGGCCAGCAGGGCGGCGGCGCGGATGGTCACCGGCCCCGGTCCTTGGGTCATCACGGCATTGCCGATGCGGGCCTGCACGCTCAGGCGGCCGTTCTCCATCAGCCTCAACGTCGCGGAGAAACTGGCCTCCAGCACGCTGCCGGGTTCCACCTTCTTGCCGGTCACGAGCTCGCCGAGCACGCGGAAAATTTCATCGAGCACGCTGCGGATGCGCTGGGTGAGGGACTTCGGCGCGGAGTCGGCGGGGATGCCGGCCAGCGCGGTCTGGAAATCGGCCCGGGTGAACAGCGCCGCAATGAACTCGTCCGTGTTGCTCAGCTCGTAGTCAAACTGGCGGCCCTGCTCCTGCGCGGAGAGCGCGGCCAGTGCACGTTTGCGCAGGGCTTCGAGATCGGCGATAGCCCCCTTCTGCGTCGCGTTCTTTGGACTGCGCAGGGCGCGATACGTCGCATGATGCAGCAGCTCATGCACCAGGCTTTGCACGATGTCCGTGTCACCCCGGCCCGTCACGCGGGTGTTCAGGCTGATCTCACCGCGCCCGTCGTTGTAGGGTTGATACTTCCCGGCAAAGTTCAGCCGCGCATCGGCTTCGACTTTCAGCAGCAGGTTGTCCAGATTCACCCGCGTGAGCAGGTCCGCCATCGCCCGCATCGTCGCCGGATAACTGCCATCCTTGGCGATCTTCCCCAGCGCCGTCCGCATCTTCGCCGCCGCCCAGATCCTCGTGCCCGGCTTCACCGGCAGCCCCAGCGCCGAGAGCTTGGATTCGTTCGCCGCCTGCGCGGCTTTGAGTTCGGCGGGGGAGGCGAGCGTGCCACCTTCAGCACGCGAGGATTCAGGGTTGACAGGGGCAGGGGATTCGTCAGCATTGATACCGGCCACGTTGCCACCGAACGCAGAAGCCTCTGCCGACTCTTGCTTCTGGAAGCCGCCTTGGGAAACCTTGGCGGCTTCATCGTTAAAAAGCTGATGCAAACGAAAGGCTGTTGCACCAGTCAAACCGTCCCAGCGCCCCTGATAAGGAGGCATTTGGCCCCGCCGACTTGAATCATGAAACGACAACTGCCCAGCAGGCGTGTCGATATAAATCACATCTCTTTCTGCTCCTGAAATTGGATTTTCATGTATTCCATAGGGCCACTGGTTTGCCTGCGCCAGTCCCAACAGATCATCAATCATTTTCTCTTTAGCCAAAGAAGCAGCAAATAAAGGCTGCATCATATATCCAGTGGATGCAGGCCAGACAAACCCAACAAACTCGGCATAAGCAGTTCTATCGTTTGTCAATGTTCGAGTAATTACTGAATTTTTCCACCGAGTTTGTGGACTTTCAGACATCACTGCCGCGCGAAAACCACCGTCTGCATTATAACTGCTAACATCAAACAAAGGCTTTCCATCTGATCTTGTTGGCGGTTCAAAATCAAGCGTTGTCTTGTCTGCAAAATACGCTCTCAAGGCGTCGCGGCCTGGCAATTTTGCCACACGGATCGCCCGGTTTTGAAAACGTGGCCGTTGCCACAATTCACTTGGAGGATCATATCGTGAGGCATCGCTCCGCATGACGCCGATCTTATCGGCCAATAATTTACCCACCATCTCCGCCTCAGAAAGACCGCCCGGCGAAGGCTCTGCATTTTGGGCGGCCCCAGATTGGGATGCCATGACGGCACCGCTGCCACGCTCGGCCGGATTCCGCAAGCCATTCGTCCTTCGTCCTTCCTCATTCGTCATTCCTTGCGGCGACGGCACCGCCATATTCACACTCGGCACCCCGCTGGCATTCCGCACCACAAACTCACCCGCCGCTTGCAAGCCTGCGGGGGAATCAAACGGCTCCAGCAGCACCTCGCCGCGCTGGTCCGCCGCCTGCACATCGGCGAGAAACTGCGGCACCGTCAGCGCCGCGTTCTGCGCCTTCGCCTGCTCATAGACGCGGGAGATCGGCACCATCGCGCTGCTGCTGCCGCGGGCGGCTTGGGCGTAGGCAGACGAGAGTGAAGAGTTAGTGGTGATGGGTTCTGGGTTCCTGGTGCCTCGCGCTGCATTGCGGCCAAGAGTGGCCGCGCTCCCTTCGAGCTGCTGCGCCAGCCCGCCCGTGAAGTTCCGGCTCGGCAGCATAAGAGGCGCAGGAGACTCGGAGACTGGGAGAGACGGAGACGGGGAGACTTGGGAAGCGTCGGACAGTTCTTGTCCTACCCCCTGCGCATCCGGCACGGTTGCGCCCGCCCCGGCACCTGCGTCCGCAGTCGGGGGCGGCACTGGCATTTCCATCCTTCGCGTTGCTTCGGAGGATGCATCAGTGCCCGTTTGCACATTGGAGCCAGTGATGGTTTGCGCGGGTCCGTTGTCCGGCTGCGTTACCGCGTCCGGCACATTCGTCAAAATCGCCTGCCGCCCTGTCTGATTGTCTCCTTGTCTGATTGTCTCAGTGTCTCCCCCTCTCCCCCTCTCCAAGTCTTGCACGTCCTGCGCCGTCAGCGCCCCCGTGTCCTCCTCCAGCCCCGGCACCAGCGGCGCGACATCCACCGTCCCGGCCCTGCGGGCGATGCCGCCCAGCGGGGAAGGGGAAGGAGCGCCAGCGGCGGGAGTCGAACCCGCACCGCCAAACGCATCCGGCACCGTTTGATTGGCCGGGGGCGTGGCGGTCCTGTCAGTTACGCTGGCAGAAGGGGATTGCAGTCGGTTCAGCACGGTGCCGGCCACAGCAGACGGGGCGCTGACAGCAGCCTGCCCCACGCCACCCATTGCCCCGGCTTCAAGAATTTGTGAGGTGCTGGCGTTTGGATTGCTCAGCATTTCGGTGCCTGCCTCCTGGCCGAACTCGCGGGCCGCGTCATCGAGTCCACGCCGCAGCAAGCCTTGACCTTGAGCGCCTGCGGTCGCCGCTTTCAAGATCCGCACACTGCGCAGCGCGGGCAGCGCGGCGGTGGCGAGATCCAGCGGGCTGGTCTGCATGTCCGCGCTGCGAGTCATCATTTCCTGCGCCAGCGAATCCTTCGGCGCGGCGGCCACGGTTGCCGTGAACTCAGGCGCCTCGGCCGCGAAACGGCGCAGGCGTGTCGTGCGCTGGCTGTCTGTCTCGGTGACGCGGGCCTTGAACGCCTCCCAGCTTGTCGGGTCACGGGTGACGAGATAATCCGCCAGCAGCGCACGCGGTCCGGGCACGCCTGGCGTGTCGCTGTCGAGAAACGCAGGATTGCGGTCGCTTTGCAGCCATTCGGTGATTTTCTGCGGGTCTGGTTTGCCGCCGTGATCCGCAGCCACGGCACGAGTGGCGATGCCACGGGTGAGCGCGTCCACCCACGGCTTCGTTTCCGCATCGGGCGCGTCATCCCCGCTCAACCAGCGTTCCAGTCCTGGCGGATGCGCCCCGGCATCCAGGTCACGGCGCAGCGCGTCGATTGTTTGATCTCGGGCGGCTTGCGCGTCTGGCAGAACTTTGTCCGCCAGCATGCCGAACACGCCGGTTTGCGGCAGCATGAGGCTGATCGGCGAACGCTTGAGACGTTGAGCGGCAGCGTCCGCCGTGTCCACCAGTCCGCGTTCCAGCCGGGTGCCGCTGCCGCTGTTCGTCGCGCCCACGGCATCGCTCAGCGCCAGCATCCCGGCAGCCGGAGCAGCAGGGATGCTTTTCAGAACTTCGCCCGCGCTGCGTTGCACAAAATCCACGCCACGCTGAACCATGCCGCCCTGCGCCCGATTCCACAACTCGCCGACAAGCTGCCGGTGCGTGTCCGGGTCGGCTTCCGTGCGGGCCTTGGTCGCCACCTCACGAATGAACTCGGGGCGCTTGGTTTCATCCTGCCACTGCGGCAGACTGGTGAGGAAACCCACATCGGCTTCGAGCTGGTCGGGAGTGTAGGACATGGGAAATCAAAGGCCAAAGCTGGAAAGGAAGGAGCTGGCAGGTTTGGGCAGGTTCTTCGCCTGCGGCTTCACCGCCGCAGGCGCAGGCGTGGTGCCCACGGGCTGCTTGCGGGTGATGGTCTGCGTGCCGTCGTCGTTGATCCGCACGGTTTCCATCGGGGCCGCGATGCGGCGCAGGTAGGGCAGGCCGTTCGCGTCGAAGAACTGGCCGCCGACTTCGTAAGGCTCAAAGCCTGCGGCGGTGATGCGGCCCATCTCCTCGGCGGAAAGCGGAGCATTGCGCGAAGGCGCGGGCGGCATGGACAGGAATTGCTTTTGCACCTCCCCATTCACCACCGGCACGCCGTAGTTCGGATTCCCGGGCAAAGCGCGGAAGTCCAGCGCAGGCGGCGGCGGCACTCCCGTGGCACCGCCCAGCGTCGAGGGCGGCAGCGGTTGAAACGGCACACTGCCACCAAAAGCGCGATCCATGCCCGGCGCTCCGGGCGCGGAAAGCCCCTGCCACGGCATCACCGGCATGGGCGGCGGCATTGCCTGCATGCCCTGCGGCTGCGCACGGGCGGCGGGAGGATTCAGCGCGGGCGGTTCCGGCATGGCCGGGATCATCGGCGCGGGCGCAGGCGCGGCGGGCTGGTCCCTGACAAAGATCTGCGATCCACCAAAACCCGGCACCCAGTTCCCCTTGGGCTCCGCTGGCGCGGAGGGTGTTGCAGGCATTCCTGCCTGCATGGTCGGCGGCAGGCTCGGCGGCAGGCTCGGCGGCATCATCGGCATCATGCGCCGTTCATCGAGGCGATTGCGGAAGTCCATCGACATGAGCATGGCCGGGTTCCCCGTGCGGCGGAAGGTCTGCTCGGCGGCCCGGTTCAGGTCATACGCCCCACGCCCCACCGGCACAGGACCACGAGCCGCGATGCCGCCCGAATAACCGCGATTGAAGATGGAGGGAGTCGCCATAAGAAGAAGTGATGCTGTTGAGGTGGATGATAACAAGAAATGATGCGTTGCAAAGCGGCTTCAGTAATAACAAGCGATGGTCAGACCTTCGACGGACTCGCCATCGTTCACCGTCAAAGTCTGGGTGGTGGTGGGGCCGCCAAAGGAAAGGGTGGCTTCGTTGCCGTCGATGGTGAAAATCAGCTTGGCCGGGATCTTGGAGGCCAGTTGCGTGATGGTGTAGGTTTCCGCCGAGCCGCTGGTGTTGGTGTAGGAGTTCCAGCCGGAGACCACAAACCGCCCCGTGGCGAACTGCGTTCCGCTGCCGCCCACGCCTCCAGGCCCGCCGAGCTGGGCACCTCCTAACGACAGCGCATTGCTGCCAATCGCCATGTCCACATCGAACACGCACGCCTCGCCAAACGGCGGCACATAACCATCGCTGCTGGGGGTCGTGATCGTCATGAATACCAGTAGTAAAAGGTCGGCGGTGTTCGCACCTGCGCGGAGAAATTGAACCATGCATAGCGCGTGATGTCTCCGGTGCTGGTGTTCACGGTGCAGAGCAGGATGCGCCCATAAGTGGCATCGCTGGCCTGCGTTGTGGATGAGACTTGAATCGACGCGGCCGTGATCGTGCCTCCGACCACATAGCCATCCACCTCGGTGTGGTCGAGCGTGCAGCGCAGGTAAATGTAATTCATGCCGCTGTTCAGGCTTAGCCCGGTCACAGCCGGCAGAAAAGTCGTCACGCCATCGTTGATGCTGCCGGGCGTGAGTTCGAGCGACAGCCCGGAAACGGTCGGGGCCCATGCACCTGAGAACTCAGCGGCATCCTCCTGCGCTTGCGTGGTCTGCTGCGGCACATCCACGTTCACGGTGTAAACGCCGTTCACGCCGCCGAGCCTCACGCCATCGCCGGGACGCATGACCGGGGCGGCGGGCTGGAAAAGCCTGCCGGTGTCGAGTTGGCCGTGGGCGTTAAAGGGACTCATGGCGGTGTTATTCAGCGGCGACATTGCCGCGAGTGATGCCGACTTGGAAGGATACCATGTAGGACTCCACCAGGTTGCCGCTGCTGCTTTCCACTGAGAGACTGCGGGCAAAAGTCATTTTCGCCGGGCGGTCGGCGCTGGCGGTGGCATCCCAGTCGGTGCCGATCTTGTAAAGCAGCGCCCGCACCACCTCGCGGTAATCGCCCGTGGTCGGGTCGGCCTCGGCGTCCGTCAGCGTGGTCAGCGTCTTGTTGCTGGCCGCGTCGTTGGTGTTGAAGCGGATGCTGTTGCTGGCGACGGAGTAACCCGCGCCGAAGTGTGTGGAAGGTTTTGCGTCGAAGGCCATAAGGATCAGGTGGGTGGGTAAGCGGTCACAGTGCGGCGCAGCCAGCCGCCGCTCACCTGGCGCTGCCGGTCGTCAATGACGAGGCTGGCGGGCCAGTCGGTGAAATTCGTTGCGGGAATGCTCATGACCGCGTTCAGCCAGGTGATCGAGCCAATCGTCACAGGCGGATCGAGCGCCACGCTGATCGTGTAGTTTCCCCGCAGGCAGCGCGGCAGTTGCAGGCTGCCGATGTTCAGATCATACGGCAGCAGGTTCGCCCGCAGCACGCCGTCAAAACTCAACGGCCGCATCACGGTGGGCGCGGAAATCGTAAACGGGTCAGGGCTGAAAAACTCCTGCACCAGAATCCGCGTCGGGCCGTCGTAGCTTTCTTTGAATGTCGGCTTGAGGGAATAGGTGCCGTCAGGTTTTTGCAGCGTGTCGATTTGCTGAAGCACCGGGGGCCAGTAATAACTCGGCTCCACGTCGTAGTAGCTGCGGATCGCCGTGCCCGCCTGCTCGGCTGTTTTCGGCTTGCAGAAATAGAAGCCGAGATAACCGCTCGGCGCGTCGGCAGGCTCCGTCAGGGTGTAGTCGCCATAACCATGCGTGATTCCTTCACCGATGTTTGCCAGTTGGTTCGCCCCGCAAAACGTCGCCAGCGTGGTGCCACGGGCAATTGAGGTGCTGTTCAGTAATTTCTTCTGCGGCACGAAAACCAAGCAGGACCGCTCCTCCACCACCGGAGTGGCGACGAGTTGAAAAGCGGTCGGTTCTTGGGGATCGAAGGCCATGAATGTGAAGTGTTAGAAGTGATGAGTTAGGAGTTGATGCCGGTGATGGCATCGCAGAGGGCATCGCAGGCTTGCAGCATCCGCTTGGGATCGAGCAGCAGGGCGCGGTCGCCGGGGTGGTCGATGAAGCCCAGCTCGATGAGCACGGCGCGGGGGAAGGCCAGCACGGCGAGGCGGGCATGCTGGCTGGCGCTCTCGGTCTTCACGCCGCGATTGCGCGTGCCGAGCGCGTGCACGACGGCATCGTTGCATCGCTGCGCAAAGGCGCGATTCCGCTCGCCCCGGAAGAACGTCTCGGTGCCGTTGGCCTTGCCATTCGCCGCGTTGCAGTGCAGGCTTACCAGCACATCGCATTTGTAATGATGCGCATCCTCCACGCGATCGCCGAGCGGAGCGGGATCGAGCATGTCCTTGCGGCTGCGGATGACCGTGTGGCCCTGCGCCATGAGCAGGGCGCGGAGTTCATTCGCCCACGCCATGACAATTCCCGCCTCCGTCACGTCCTCCTTCCCCACGCGCACCGTGGCACCGGGGTCATACACGCCGGGCTTGCGGTTGGACATGCCATGTCCGGGGTCAAGGAAGATGTTCATGCAGAAAGTTTGAAGTTTAAGGTTTCAAGTTTCAGGTCTTGTTGATGAGGTAAAACACGCCGAACACGACGAGCGCGAAGCCCACGATGTAAGCCAATGCCAGCACCAGCCCGGTCATGGCCGCACCTCCTTGGGTTGTTTGGCGCTCGTCACCGGCTTGCGCAGGCCGTAGGCGATGGCCGCGATCTCCGGCTTGCCGGCCAGCGTGGCGGCGGTGCCGTAGAGGGTCAGGCGTTCGTCACGGGAAAGGCCCGCGATGTCGCCTGCGCAAGACGCGAGGAATGACGAAACCATAATGAGGAAGGACGAATGCAGGACTCTCATGGCGGTGACACTTGGGCGATGAGTGGGGAATAGCTCAGCATGCCGGGGGAAATCTCGGCGGAAGGAATGCGGTGCAGCAGGCGCACGCCGGACTCGGAGAGGGATTTATGCACCAGCTCGGAGCAGAACCACTTGCCGTTCTCGCGGGCAGGGCGTTTGGACAGGAACCGCGCCACGCTCCAGTAGTCGTAAGGCATGCCGAGCTGCTGAAGCGCAAACTGGATGCTGCGCTCGTATTGGTCCACGGTCATGTCCGGCACGGCGAACCAGTCGATGTGCCGCAGCTCGTCCTCCGTCAGCGTGTGCAAGCGCACGCCTTGAAATTCGCGGGCTTCGATGATGCGGTCCCGCGTGCCGGGAATGAGCATGCTGGCGTGCGAATACACGCTGCGGGTCTGCTTTTGAATGGCCCAGCCCACGAAGCCGGTCCCGCGATGCAGGGCGATGCGAGGGGTAAAGTTCATGTCATTGAAAAGTCCACGTCGTTGATGTCCCGCAGATCCGCCCATGCTTGCGCGGTGGCGTCGTAGCACATGACGCGGCACTCGGGAAAGCGTGTCGCGCCGGGTTTCTCCACGATGGCCCACAGCCACACATGCAGCATGGGGTTGATGTCATGCGTGCGGCTGTCATCCCCACGCAGAATGCCGCAGGCCCAGGAGCAGCCTTCATTCGCGGCACGGCGCTGGCATTCATGCAGCAGGGCGCGGGCTTGATCCTCGCACTCCCACACATCCTTCTTCCACGGCATGAAGGCTGC